AAGAAAGGCTTTCACAAAGCCTTCCGTGACGATGAAAAACAGAGTGATGTGTATTGGCTGGCTTGGGAGTGCATTCGCCGTAGCGGAGAAACCGTGCCAATGTTCGGTGCATCTTTCTTGGACACACTCTCAAAGGTGGAAGTCCTCGATGATGACCCGGAACTATAGGGCGTGAATCTTTTACCTACTTAGTCGCGAGATTAAGTCTGGAAACAAAGATCGCGCCTAACGACTTACTCGAACTTGATTCGAGAATGTTCAAGGCTTTATTACAGGCTATGAAAGATCGAGATAAGGAGATGAAAGATGCCAGTCGCAGTAAAGGGCGCAATCGCACTTCGTAAATCCTTGCGTGAATTCACACCTGATTTAGCTAAACAATTACCCAAAGAAATGGCAATAGCCCTGAAGCCCGTTGTGAAGGCGGCTCGGGGCTATATGCCTTCTGATAGCGAAGTTCTTAGTAACTGGCGACCAAGAGAAAACAGTGAAGGCAGATTCCCTGTTTACACTGCCAAGATTGCTAAAGCTGGTATTGGTTACAAGACGACGCCATCAAAGCCAGATAGCAGAGGCTTCAGATCTTTAGCGCGTTTATTTAATAAAAGTGCAGCTGGTGCAATTTATGAAATTGCTGGTCGGGTCAACCCCAACAGTGTTTTCGTTAAAAATATAAAAGGCAAATATGGTTCTGTCATGAAAGGCAAGAACGAAATGGAAGGCCGCGTTCTATATCGCGCCTATGAAGAAGATCGTGGTAAGGCACAAGATGGTGTTTTACGCGCTATTGAAAAAGTTAAAAATCAGCTAAACCAGAGAGCGACGGTGCGCGGCTAATGGCAAATATTGTAATTGATGTCGCAGCAGAATTCACTGGTAAAAAAGCATTTGATAAAGCTGGCAAGTCCACTACTGGTCTTGAAAAAAGCGTTAAAAGTTTAGCCAAAGCATTCGGTGGCGTATTTGCTGCTCAAAAAGTGTTGGCTTTTGGTAAAGCTAGTGTTAAAGCATTTGCCGAAGATCAAAAAGCTGCCGCCGCTTTAACTCAGACTTTGAAGAATCTTGGCCTTGGTTTTGCAAATACCGGCATTGAAGATTTTATTGAGAAGATGTCATTATCAACTGGTGTGGCTGATGACCAACTACGCCCAGCCATGCAGAAGTTATTGCAAACTAATTTAGATGTTGCCAAATCTCAAAAATTGATTGGTCTGGCTTTAGATATATCAGCTGCTGGTTTTGGAGATGTTGTCAGTGTTAGCAATACGCTTGCGCAAGCAATGGTTGGCAATGTCAAAGGATTGAAACAATTCAATTTAGGTATCACTCAAGCCGAATTGTCAACAATGACTTTCGATCAAATATTAGAAAGACTTACAAAAACTTTTAAAGGTCAAGCAGCTGCTGCCGCTGACACTTATGCTGGCAAGATAAACATCATTAAAAACGCTGCTGGAGAAGCACAAGAATCAATAGGTAAAGGTCTAATTGATGCCTTAATGAAAGTTGGCAACAATAAAGACATGCAAGGCTTAGTAGATGATATCTTGGCTGCCGGTGAAGGTATTGGTTATTTAATTAGTGGCATCGGCGATTTAGTAAAAGTAATTGGAAGCATACCTGGCTTTGGTTTTGAAGGTGTTGGAAAAAACGCACCAATGCCATTTACCTTAAACCCTCTAGCAATATTGGCGCAAAAAGCTTACAAAGATCAATTAAGTGCCATTTATAAATTAGAAGATAAACGTATAAAAAACGCCCTTAAAAATAAATGGATCATGGGGGCTACATTAAAACCAACTAAGGACACAATTCTCACTAGAGAAGAAGCTGCTGCTGGTTTGACTCCATCTCAAAAGCGTAAAATTATCGCTGATAAAAAAGCGGCAGATGAAGCGGCTAAGGCGAGAGCTGCTGAATTAGCAAGAATAAAAGCCCTTGCTGCTGCCAAAATTGCTGCCGATAAAAAAGCAGCTGCTGCAAAACTTGCTGCTGATAAATTAGCAGCTTCTAACGCAGCCAAACTTGCCAAGGCTCAATCAATCTTTGATTTAGATAAGATCCAGATCGAAGCCGCACTCAAAGGTAAGATCTCAGATGAAGAAAAGTTGCGCCTAGAGTTACAGCGCGCAATCCTCAATGAAGACTTTGACTTAGCCAATAAGTTACAGAAGCAATTAGAAGCTTCACAGCGAGCCACAGCAGCCTTGCAGGGACAGATCAGTGACATCAAGCCACCTGTTAATCCATTTGCGGAAACCTTAAAAACTCTTGAAGCAATTGCTGTATTACTTGGCCAAGTTAGCGGTGCAAATGCCATAACTGTTCGTAAGCCAGGCGGTGGGGTACTAGCTCTAGAGCCTGATGATCTTCAACCTTTGATTACAGATTCTAAAAAATCACCAACTAACATAGAAGAAGTTCCAGTTGTAATAGTAGATCCAATCCCACAACCACCAGCGACTAACAATCAATTTGCTGGTCTTGGCGGTAATAATTTAACTTCCAGTAATTTTGGATTCTCAGTGCCAGGCTATACATATATGCCAGACACGCCACCAGTAACTGTGAATGTTACAGTCACTGGATCTGTTATTGCTCAACAAGATCTTGTTAAAGTTGTAAATGATGCAGTGGTAGAAGCTAACACCCAAGGTTTAAGCGTTACTCGCCCCGGTGGTATCAGGAGTGATGAAGGGTGACAATTCCAGTAATTAACGCCATCATCAACTTTTCAACTGGTGCTGGCTTTGCTTCGCCTATGATTCTTGATTCAGGCGTTCTAGGAGTTAATGCACTAGCTGACAGCACAGCCGTTACGGTCGATGTTTCTAACCTAGTAGATTCAATCAGAACTACACGCGGTCGCACAGCTCTTTCAGACATATTCCAGACTGGCACAATGAGCCTTCGCATTATTGACCAGAATGGCTCGTTCAACCCAATGAACCCAGCCTCACCCTACTATCAACTTTTGACTCCAATGCGTAAAGTGACTATCACTGCATCTTGGAATGGCACTACATATCCAATCTTTGCTGGCTATATAACCTCTTATGATACGACTACCCCTCGCGATGTTGGTGAAGTTGTTTACACAACCATTCAAGCGGTCGATGGCTTTAGATTATTTCAGAATGCCCAGATCACCACAGTGGCTTCTGCTACTGCTGGCCAAACCACTGGCACTCGCATCGGCAAGATCCTTGATCAAATCGGCTGGCCAGCTGGTATGCGTGACATCGATACTGGTCAAACCACAGTTCAGGCAGATCCAGGCACTCTTAGAACTTCCCTTGGCGCAATGCAACTAGTGACCAGCACTGAATATGGCTCACTGTATATGGACGCTTTTGGCAATCTAGTCTTTCAAGATCGTGCGCTCACTTCATCAAGCGTGGCTGGCACTCCAGTTGATTTTAAGGACGATGGCACTGGGATTTCATATAACAATGCTCTTTGGAAGTTAGACGACACTCTCGTATTTAACAAGGCCACCATCACTCGCACTGGTGGCACACCACAAGTTGCTTTCAATCAAGCTTCGATCGATAAGTATTTCTTGCACTCATATCAAGAGCAGAACCTGCTCATGGAAACAGATGCGGAAGCCCTAGACAATGCCAGAGCCTTTGTTGCATCTCGCCAAGAAACTTCGATCCGCTGCGATGCAGTTACTTTGGATCTATACACTGCCAACTATGATGCTGGCATTACTGCTGCTTTGGATCTTGACTTCTTTGATCCAATTACTGTGACGACAACTCAACCGGGTTCGTCAACCCTGACCAAGACTTTGCAGGTATTTGGCGTGTCACACGACATCAAACCAAGTGCTTGGAAAACCACCCTCACAACGCTTGAACCCATCTTGGATTCGTTTATAATAGGATCATCACAATATGGCGTTTTAGGCACTAACACGCTTTCTTACTAAGGAGAAAAAATGGCCACAGGATTTCCAGCAGCAACTGGTGATGTGATGACCGCTGCAATGTTCAACGGACTTGTGGCATTCACTCTCAACGCCCAGACAGGCACAACCTACACTTCAGTGTTAACCGATAGTTATCAGACTCTAGTGACGATGTCTAATGCTTCTGCTAATGCTTTCAAGATTCCAACTAACGCTTCAGTAGCGCACCCAATCGGCACAGTCATCACAGTGCTAAATATCGGTGCTGGTACTTGCACTATTTCAGCTGTAACCAGCGGAACAACAACAGTTCTTTCAGCAGGTGGCACTGCTGCTGCCCCTACCTTGGCTCAATACAAGTCAGCAGCTTGTATCAAGACTGGTACAGATACCTGGTATGTGGTAGGTGCTATCGCCTAATGCTTAACTGTATTGCAGGTATTCATGGACTAAAGATTGCTTCAACTCCCAATGTTGAGTATTTAGTCGCAGCTGGTGGCGGTGGGGGTGGCTCTGGTCAATCTGGCGCTTATGGTGGTGGCGGTGGTGCTGGTGGTCTTAAAACCGCAAGTGGTCTTTCAGTCACTAGCGGCATTGCTTACACAGTTACAGTAGGCGCTGGTGGTACAGGTGCGTTGATCAATACAAGCAGCGCGGGTACTGATGGCGGCACTTCTGTTTTCTATTCAGTTTCAACAACTGGTGGTGGCGGTGGCGGTGGTACAGAATATGGTGGAGTTCCTGCACCTGCTGACGGTCGCGCTGGTGGTTCAGGTGGTGGATCAGGTTATAAGAGTCCTGCCGCTGCTGGTGGAACTGGCGTATCTGGTGAAGGTAACAACGGTGCTTCATACAATTCTGGTGGCGTTGGTGGTGGCGGTGGTGGTAAGTCAGCCGCAGGAAGCGCAACTGCTGGTGGATCTGGACTAGCTTCTAGCATCAGTGGATCTTCCGTCACATATTCATCTGGTGGAACATCTGGTAACGATTCAGCAAGCACAGTTAATTCTGGCAATGGTGGGAATCATTCTTCGACATCTCGCAACGGCTTAAATGGTGGTTCTGGAGTTGTAATTATTCGATACTCCGATACCTACCCAGCAGCTGCTGCAACCACTGGTTCGCCTACTTACACAGTTTCAGGTGGATATCGAATCTATAAATGGACTGGATCAGGAACGGTGACATTCTAATGGCTCATTTTGCGCAACTAGATGAAAAAAATGTTGTCACGAATGTGATAGTAGTTCACAATAACGAATTGCTAGATGACAATGGTTTAGAGTCTGAAGCCAAAGGCGTTGACTTTTGTGTAAATATCTTTGGTGGTAATTGGATTCAGACCAGTTACAACAGCAAGATTCGAAAGAATTATGCCGGTATCGGTTACACATACGATGCAGATCGTGATGCTTTTATCCCACCTGCACCAGAAGGCAACCTTGGGTTAGATGAAGATACTTGTCAATGGATATTGCCAGAGGTGATCGATGAAGCCCAGACTATCTAAGTGTGCGATCCAGTTAAGAGAACAAATTGACGACACCTTCGGAGATCGAGATAGAAGTTCTGATGGTTGGATCGGCGATAATCGACATCAGTCGCGCCCTTCAGATCACAATCCTGATGCTAACGGCTGGGTTCGTGCCATCGACATCGATCGAGATCTTACAGGCAAAGCTAAACCTGACCTCATGCCAGATCTTGCGGATCAGATTCGTATCTTTGCAAAGTCTGATAGAAGCAAGCGCATTAGCTACATCATCTTTGACGGCAAAATCGCCAGTTCAAAACTCGGTTGGAAGTGGCGCAAATACACAGGCATCAACAAACATAATCACCACTGCCATATCAGCTTTACGCAAGCGGCTGACCTTAATGGTGAGTTTCTTCAAATACCTATGATCGGGGGATCACAATGAAAGATCTAAAGAACGCAGCAGCATCATGGGGCAGAGCATTCTTAGTAGCAGTAATTTCAATGTACGCAGCTGGAGTGTCTGAGCCACAGGCTTTGATCGCTGCTGGCTTGGCATCGATTATCCCACCAGTATTGAGATACTTGGATCCTAAAGATGAACTTGGAAGAAAATGACACAGGCAGACTTCTTTCAGCTCTATATTGCCACTCTTGTGACAATCGGTGGATTGGCTGGCTATGTGATCACACACTTGCTCAGCGAGATCAAGCGACTCAACACACGCGTTGATGAGATTTACAACATACTTTTAGAACGCTA